AACCGGGGTGCTGAAGTTTAACCAATAATCTTCCTCAACTATGCTCGGAGGCGAGGGCGCGATTACGTCGCTCGCGTCCGGAAGGTAGAGCGCCCCGTAGGCCGCCGGAGCGGGCGCTGCCGGGTTGCTCCAGAAGTCCTCGTCCGGCGCGAGCGTGGGCGGCGGGACGTACTGCGCTATCTCGTCCTGCGGCGCGCTGACCTGCTGCTGCGCCGCGCTGGCCATACCGTAGTTCAGCAGCAGCGCGGCGGCCAGCGCCACGCTGGCCAGGCCCCGGACGCTGAACCAGCTGCCGTCTTCGTCGGCTATGGGCGAATTGGCCTGCGCCAGGATTGGAGCTAGCGGCATCTTAGGCTACTTCCTCTTTGGGCAGCATGGGGTAAGAATTCTTTGGCAAGGTATAGACCAGCGGCGGGGTCTTGGTCACGTCCCAGTGCTGCGGCAGCACCGCGCCGTCCGCCACGATCTCGAATCCGGCGTCGTGGACCTTCTGGCAAAAGTACAGGTCGTCCGTGGCCAGGTGGTCCGGGTCGTCCATCGCTTCTCCGTAGGTCTCCGGTATAGTACGGAAGTAGGGCGGCTCTAAATAATCAAATACCTCCATGTTCACCATCAGGCAGCCCGTCCCCAGCCCCCAGCACTTAAACACGTCGCCCACCTTCCAGTTCCAAAACGGTCCTTCGTTAGGCCCCATGAACACGTGGGGTGTGGGTGGGTTGGACTTGTTGCAATAGATGCCACCGGCAGCCATGACCTTGCCGCCCAGACTAGGCCCATGGTTGTCCAGCAGGTACATAAGCCGATTGGCGGCGTCGCGCGGCGGCGGCGTGTCGTCGTCCACGAACCACAAATACCGGGCGAACTCCACCTTCCGCGCCTCTTCCACGCAACGGTTGCGAGCGCTGGCGATCGTGTCCCCCAGCACCTGTATGTAGGCGATGCTCGTGTTGGCCGGGTAAATTTGCGTCGCCATAGCGGGGGCCAGCGTAGGCGGGCAAAGCCGCCCGCTGCTGGCCATACCCACGGCGATCCCGACGGGCTTAGTAGGCGAACCCAACAACGGAGCCTCCCAATAGCTGCATTATTACCGTGCCCGTGCCCTGGACCAAATAGGTAATACCCACGTAGTTCCCGGCGGCGTTGCCGTACGGTATCTCCACGCCGTCCGGAAATCCCACGTCGGCTACCAACCCACCCACCCCGCCCACCGAGGTGGCGATCAGATTGGGCAGCTCCAGCTCGCACGCCACTACCCCGGCGGCTATGGCCGTAGTGGTGTTCGTGGTGGCCACGCGCACTTGCACGACTAAAGCCGCGCGAGTGGTGGTCGTAGTAGTGACGGTCTGCGTGGCCGCCGCCGCCGTCATGGCCTGTATACGCAGGGTCTTGCCGGACGGTATGGCGAACGCGGTGACGCCCGTGGTCTGCGTCCAATTCGCGTTCTGCGTAAGGTTGCTGACCGCCGTGGCGGTGGTAGTGCTGGCCGCCGTCTGCGCCGGTATGACGAAGTTGAACGCCTGGCGCCCGGAGTCCTTCAGGTCCTGGACCCCGAGCGCGTTGTCGGCCTGCGTGCCCTTGGGCGTCACCTCCGCGTACTGCGCCCCCGTGGCGGGGTCGCCCACCACCACCACCTGCCGGTCCACGTTCACGGACGAGACCGTGACCTGGACGGCGTCCAGCGTCTCGCCGACGGGGTTCCCGGCGGTGACGGGGATTTGCGCGGAGATGATGGACTCGGGCATCTATTCCCAGATTTCCGCCGAGAACTCGAAGGGCAGCGAGGCCGTGCCGGACAGCTGCACCAGGTCCATGGAGGTGCCCGCCCCGCCGATCTGCTGCTCGCAGGAGTCCTGGTTGGGGGCCACCCAACCGCCCGGCCCCGCCGCCCCGCAGCCGAACACGATGCGGTTAATGCGGCCCGTGGAGCCCAGCGTGGGCACGGACGAAGCCGTAGCTATGGCGGCGGCCCCGCCCGCGATTTTCGGCGCGGGCGTAAGGGCGGTGCCCGCCGTGCCCGGCGTGGTGAGCGAAATCACGCAGAACGAGTTGCCGGAAATGGAGGTCAACCCCGCGCCCTTCCCTACGACGTACACGGCCTGCAGGTTGACGTTTTTCGATGCGCCCACCTTGAGCTGGAAGGCGTCATATTCGGTGTTGGCGGCTCCGCCCGTGAGCGGCCCCCGCGTGGCGGGCGAGCAGGAAAAGTAGTACGGCATGGACTTCCTCCTTGTGCTACTGCGAAGCTAAAAACGTGTTGCGGTCCCGCACCAGCTTGTTTAGATAGCTGTTCGGGTCTTCTAGTTCCTTTACCACTTCCTGCGCCGTCAGCTCGCGCCGGTGGCGCTCCAACTGGGCTTCCTTTACCTTTTGCCAGAATACCGCGTCCGGCTCCGACCACGCTCCGGCGATGTTGCCGTACTTCAGGGCGCAGTCGTTGCACAGGTAGAAGGCGAACTCCTCGCGGTTGGGCACGTCCGTCTTCATCACCCGCCCACCGTCCGCGCCACAACTAGCACAATACAGGAACAGCCACTCCCGCCCTGGCACGGACATGGAGGAGTCCACCTTTTTCTCGCGCGGTAGGCTGTTGGGCAAAGTATTCATGGCACGAACTCGATGTTGATTTCTACGCTGGCCACGGTCGCCACTTGTTGTTGCTCGATGACCAGCTCGCAAAATCTTGCCTCGAAGTCCGTGCGGTACCACCACTGCCGGGCGTATTGCTCCGGCGCGTAAATGGGCGTGCGAATTTCCGGGATCACGTAAGTGTTAACATTGGCCAGCAGCCACGCCGTGTACGGGTCGGTCACCAGGGCGCTGCGTATCTTGCGCACGTTGTCGAACGAGTTCGGCCCGTACACGCACCAATACGCGGTCCATACCCGAGTATAGCGATATTGCTGGATTAAACTTTCTACGTCGTTGGGAAAATTGGCCTGGTCCCGGATCTTATCGTAAGGATCGCTGGACTCTTCGCAGCGTACGATCGCCACATCTAAGCTCGAAGGCCAGGCGGGTTGCCCCTGCGGTTGCCACCCTACCCGCACCGCGCTAGGATTCGTAGTTCCCAGCGCGCTCATCGTCACCTGTTGCATGGTATTCTGCAGCGCGACCGGGGTAAGGGGCGTGGGGATCAAGGCTGTTTCTCCGGGTAGCGCTCCATGGCGGGCCTAATGCGCTGCTTGGCCAAATGCGCGTAACTGGAATAGCTTCCCCCGGCGGCTATGGTGCTCATTACTGGAGCGCTATGCACAACATTCACCTTCGGCCCGCTCTCGTCCTTTAGGGCCCACAGAATCACGCGCTTTAGCGCCCGCCTAACCATTGTCGGTCACCACGTAGGTGATAGCGTTCCGCATCTGCGAAGTGTCGATGAGCGGCTTGTCGCTGCCCTTGCGCCGGATGGTGCTGGGCTTGTTCGGTGCCCAGTTGTTGCGTGGGTCCAGGAACCAGGTCCTCACGCGGTTTTGCGCGTCCAGCCCCGCGCGCTTCAGAAACTGCTTCATCAACTGCGGCCTGCCGTCCAACGCCGCCTTGGCCGCCTGCCTTAGCTCCTCGCTGATGCTGGCCTTGTTGTCCGTGGCCTCGATGGCGGGCTCGATCACCGGGCGCGCCGGAATGCCCCGCAGGGGGCTGCCCTTGGTGTGTATGAACAGCAGCTGAGCATTATTGATCGGAGCAGAGCGTATAAATTTAGTTTTCTTACCATTTAAATCAATATGGTGTACAACTTCACTTTTACGCACTCCGTGCGACTCCGGGATGCCCACGTAGGCCTGCTGCTTCTCCAGCTTTTGTAGCGCGTTCAGCACTGGCCCCGGCCCCTTGCCGCCCCGCGCCGTCTTGGAGTAAGCGCCGAACATCAGCCCTGGGCGTACACGACGATGTAGTCCTGCACCGGCGAAGTCCCTCCGTCGAGATAACAGAGCGCGTTCCCGGCGGGCACCGCGCCGACGTACGCGCCCGGCCAGATGTACGGGGCGAGCGCGGTGGTCGTTATGGGCCCGAGGAACGTGTGCTGCCCGGTCCCGCAGTTGGTCCCCGTGCCGTAGACGAGGGAGAACGTCGGCGTGGTGCCGCTCACCCCGACCACCGTCACCGCGCACACGTAGATCGGCTCGCCCGACGCGGCGGCCACCAGCTGCACCGCCGATGTGCCCGACGTGGCCCCGAGCAGCGTGACCGTGGTGGACGACTGCTCGCAGGTGTTGAAGTGCGTCTGGGCGCTGACCGTCCTCGGCCGCGTCGGCAGCAGCACCGACGCGGCCACCAGCAGCGCCAGCACCGCCGCGAACCCCAGCCATCCCCCGATTTCCCTCTTCATGCAGCCTCCTCCGCCCGATTGAGCTCCCTGAACTCGTAAAGGTTGACGTGCCGCACACGCCCCCCGACGTACGCCCGGTGGGGCCAGTTCACCTGGCTGAACTTCAGCAGCGGCTCCGCGTAGCAGCGGCAGTTATAAATTTCCCCCGCGTTGTACGGCGCGGGCGGCTTCATCTCGCCCGCCAGCGCCTCGGGGGAGGGCGGCTCCGCGAAGCGCACCAGCACCCCGCCCATTTTCCTGTGCGAGAACCGCACTCGGGAATCCCCGCTCGTACGCCACACGTACCAGTCCAACCCCAGCCCTTCGGCCCGCGACTGCGTGAGCGCGGCGTTGGCTTTAGCCGTCTCGGTGCGCGCGATCAGCCGGGCGCGGGAGCGCGCGACGTGGCCCAACAGGGCCGCCTCCGATGCCGTCGCCCGCTCCCCGGCCCGCGCCGCTGCGGCCAAGTGCCGGGCGGATAGCTCCGCCACCTCGCGCGGCAAGCTCTTAATCAGCTGCGCGTTGCGGTCGATCAACTCCTTGTACCGGCGCCCCACTCGGGTGTCCGGGCGAAGCTCGCGCTGCAGCGCGGCGTAGATCTCCGCGCCGTGCCCGGCCTGGCTAGCCGCCGCGCGCCAGCTGCGGGCGTTCTCCACGTAGGAGTGCGTCACCATTCTTTCGGCGGCCTGGTGCGCGAATGCCTCCAGCCACTCTGGCACGCTAAGCAGCCGCGCGTACGTGGCTTCGTAGGTCTCGGCGAAGAAGCGCCTAACCACTCCCAGTATGTCGCGGGCGTAGGCCAGTTCGGCGCGGCGGTTGTAGGCGAAGTTAGGCATTCTTAGATGAATTCGGAACCAAAGCTACTCTCTCAAACAATGTCTTGCTCGACTCTGGAAAAAGCGCCAGTACGTCATCGAGATGTAGACATTCCTTAAGATTAGGGCATGGGTCATTCGGCTTTGTTACTGCGATCTTTCCATTACAATAATCGTTACCTGATTGTGCATCGTAAAGAATGCCAACAACAGGGCCGCCATAGCCAAGATGTACAACCTTGTCTCCGTTCTTCGCTTCTCGACCATTCGCATAGTGCATAAGTTATATCTCCTTTTCGAACTTCTTCCCCCGCTTAAACGAGTCCGCCACCGGCACTATCTTCATCACCTTCACCGCCAGCTCCAGCACCGTGAACCGCTCCGGGCAGTCCGGGTTGCGGCAGCTGGCGTGGTGGCCCTCGGTAAACGTAATGCTCCACCCGCACGCCGGGCAGAACACGTGGACGAAGGCCCTATAGCTGGCGTTGAGGAGGGGCACATGTTTCGTTCGCGTACCAAGTTGTAGCCCCTGCACTCGCCGCCGGGCCTACACTTACGTTAGAACTACCACAAAGTGGACAACAACGTATTTCCTGCGGCGCGCAAAACTCCACAAATGTCACACGACAACAACCAAACGCAAAGCACTGAACGTGACATTTCATGCCTCAGCTCCTAACAGCGCCAGCCTCTCCACATCCGCCAGCCCGATGCAGTCGCCTTCCTTGTCCGCCACGATCACCTCCGAGCCCACCACCTCCACCGAGCCCACCGCGTCGAACCACAGCACACCCCGCACGGCAGTCACTTCCTCGTAAATGCAGAGCGGGGCCCTCATTGCGCCACCGCGCGAAACTCCGCAAACTTTTGCTCTATAAAAGTTTGATTAAATGCCACACGCCGCTTTTCGAAGACCGAAGGAGCGCTGACGTTGGGCAAAGCGTATAGCTTAGGACGTGGTCCCCTATCAGTCCGGCGCGGGGCGAACCCGACAGGGCGCGGCAAGAATCCAGCAGCCGTTATCTTCGCCCAGGCCTGCGCGATGGTAAAAGTCCCAGGAACTAAATCCGCCATATCTTCCTTACTAAGGACGCCCTTGGCACGAAACGCCTCGCGCAAAGCATTGCACCAGTTTTTGGTTTCCTCGTCGATGCGCTTTAAAGGTCTGCCGGGATTCGGTGTCGGATTTAAGGCGCGGTAGTCCGGCATCTGGTACACGCGGCGGTGCGTGGCCTCGCGCTCCGTGGGCAGCTGCTCGCGGTAGCGCGCCTGGGACGCGGCCAGCTCCTCCACGCGCGCGTCCCGCGTAAAGGGCCGCTCCACGCACGCCGGGCAGAGCTTCTCGCATCGATCCCGGCGCAGCTCGGCGGGAAACTCCGAGGAGTAGCCGCACACGGACCAGAAGCGCTGGGCCCGCAACGTGTAAACAACGGTGGGGGAAGGGCGGCGCGCAAAGGGCTTCCCACACAGCTCGCAGTACTTCAGCTCCCGCGCCTCGCCGTTCAGCGGGCCGCTGGTTTCCGGATAGAGATAGAACGTGGAGTACATTACCTGCTAGCCATCCATTCCATAAAGACCCCGAACGCCACCAGACCAAGGAGAACGCCCAGCAGGACCAACGCCGAGTAGATCACGGCTTTGCACGTGACGATCACGCCGTCCGGCGCTCCTCGCCGCAGTCGAACAGGTGCGGGTTGCCCGACTCGTCCCTCACCGTCACGAACAAGCGCCCGTCGCGGTGGGCTATGCTGAGCACGTCGAACTTGGAATTAAACCGCCCTATGCGCTGGTCCATCACGCGGCAAAGGTCCAGGAACTGCCGCAGGGTAAGCTCGCGCGCGACCTGGCGGGGATGGACCACCTCAGTCGCCCTCCATCCTCACGGCCAGCGCCGTGTGGTAGCCGCGCCGGGACTGCGGGATCGTCGCCACGACGCTGTACAGCTCGCCCCCGTACGCCAGGACGTCCGCCGTGATGCCCAGCGCCGCGTCCGTCGGGTACATGGCGGTGGAGGAGTTGAATATCCTCGTCTCGCGTATCCGGTCCCCCTCCGGGAGCATGTCGAGCTCCTTCTGCCCGGCCACGCTCACCGTGCCGTACGCCTGTATGACCTGCGGGGCCGCGCCTTGCCACCCGCCGAGCGCGAACGCGCCGGGGTTGCGGCGGATTTGGAAGCTCTCCGAAAGGTCCGCGTTGTTTATGGCGTCGCCCGCGAAGCTAAGCATGGGCCGATGTCCCAGCCTTTCGCTCAGCCCACCAAACCTTAAATCTTTCAGACTGAGCAGCTCGTGCTTCGGGCGTCCAGCTAGCTTTAATGCCCTCGCACCATGCCGCCTTGCGGACGGGATCAGCCCAAAGTTTCCTTCGCGCACGAGAACGAGCAACGCTGTTGGGCTTTTGGCTCCGCATGCTTCGCAGCCACTCAGCGCTCTTGTTCCAGTCGTTAAGCCATATGCTTTTGGTCTTCCCGCGCCTAAGGCGCATTTCCCTATTGGTGTTAAACCATTCCCCAAACGTGCAACCCAGCTTGGGGTCGAATCGGTTCCAACGGGCCTTGGCGGCGGAAGCCTGTGCGCGCCTAATCGCAGCGCCGACAATGCCATCTCCTCCGATCGTTTGGTTATAGCCCTTGGGAACTACGCAATCCAAGGCTGCAATCCAAGCAATTTCCTTTTTCTCTAGCATAGCGTATGTTAAAGCCGTGTCAATTACCTGCCACTTGAAATTCTTAGCGCCGTATTTCCGAAGAGCGCATCCTATTGGATACCGGCTATGCATGTGCGCGCGCACGCGCGCTTCGACGGTTTTCGCGGTCATACCCACGTACTTTTTACCGTTGATCTTGTTTTCGGCAACATAAATTAGGCCGTAAATCGGGCTTTCTTTCATTCCGTGGGATTCGGAAAATTCCAGCACCAGGGGCCGGGCCACGCCGGGCCGTTGTAGGGCCCCGCGCAGCCGCCGCCCCCGGCGTACAGGGGGCCCGCGCACAGGGTGCGGATTAAACGGATGAAGCGCCCGCCGTACATCGTGTAGTTCCAGTGCCCCGCGTCGGGCTCCAGCGTGGCGGCGTTGTTGTAGTTCACGCTGACGTTCGTGCTCGTGGCGCCCGCGATCGCGCCCTTGCTCAGGCCGGGGATGGTCTGGTCCCCGCCCTGCTCGGCCCAGGCCTCCAGCGCGAGGTTGTGGGCCACGAACAGCTCGGTCGCCAGATAGTACACGCTGCCCAGCCGCCCCTGGTTGAGCAGGATCCCGGCCATCTGGAGCCAGTAGGCCACCGCCTCCGGCGAGAACTGCACCGCCGCCGGGTCGGTGACGCTGGCGGTGTCGAACGCCGGGTAGTCCGCCAGGAACTGCGCCGCGGTGGGTGCCTGGCTCGGGTTGGCGACGGGGCCGGAGGACACGCTATTCCTCGTCCGCCGCGCGGGCCGCCTTGTGCGCCATCTTCGCGCCGAAGGCCCCGCCGTGCAGGTGGGCCTGCTTGACGTAGCTGGCGATGGCGGGCCTGTCCACGTGCTCCTCGCGGCTTACCTTCCTGGGGTTGGCGGACTTGCGCGCCTCGCGCTGCTCGGGCGTGGAGTCGATGCTAGAACTCCCCGGCTCCGCCTCGTTGTTGACTGCCAGGTTCTCGGCTGAGTCGCGCCGTCCGGCTGCAGCCTTCCTGGCCATGCCCGCTTCGCCGTATTTCTCGCGCCCGATGGCGGCGGCCACAGCAGCCGGGTTATGGATGCCTTTCTTGTGGGCAAGCTCGCCTTCGAGCTTCTTGAACCCGACGTACTCGTCGGCCCCGTCGTTTTGCGGGTGGTTGGCGATCGCCGCGCGCCTGCCGAAGGAAGCGAGTTTCGGGTTATTGTAGGAGGCCTTGTTAGCATATTCTCGCTGGCCCTTGGTTAGCGGTCCCTGCGTTTGCTTCCCTTCGCTGGTGTTCGGGGTGGCTCGGGCTTGGCGTCGCGCCTCCGGGTCCCAGGCGTCCTTTTCGTGCTTGTGCTCCGCCTCCTCGGCCTCCTCCTCGGCCCACTCGCGGAAGCTCTCGTCCGCGCCGCCGGTCAGCGGCTCGGTGCCCGGGATGCCCCCGCCCCCGCGGGAGAGCAGGTTGTCGCCGCGCTCGTCCGGCGGAGCCGACTGCGTGGGCGAGACCTCGTCCGCCATGCCGCGCCACACGGGCACGGGCGCGACCTTGGTGCCCGCCAGCGACGGCGCTTCGGCCCCGCTCGCGGCGGGGCCTACGTTGCCCCCGCCCTGCGCCCAGTACTGCTCGTTCTTCGCGTTCATCTCCGCGTGGGTCATTGTGGTGATTGGCTTCGCATACGGCTCGACATCTTTCCCGCCGCCGGGAT